TTTGCTATTTTTATCTATTACATCTTCGATTGTTGTTGGCTTAATAAGAGAGCTTGATACTGTTGCATTTTCTGAATTAATATCATTCTCGTCTTTATTTATAACAAGATAAAAGTCTTTATTGTTTGATAAAAGATTATTTGTACATAATCCAGAGAACATTGGTAAATATCTTCCAGAAAAATGATTAACATCAAAATTTAATCTATTCTCATTTGTAACTCCATCTGGAATATATGAGAAATCAAATGTTACTTGTGGACTCCCAACAACATCTCTAAATATATATTTTTTTGAAGCCATCCCATGTAATTCAATCGTATTACTATTTATTCCATAATTGAAGCTCTGTATCTTCTCTAGTCTTTTTAAAATTTTATAATTCGCAAGATAATAGTCGTTACCATTTGGGTATTCTCCAGAATATGGAGCTACAAATAGTCCTTGAGTATTGTAAATGATCCTATTTTTTGGCATTAACCTTAATCCTTAAATAGAATTACACTATATTATTTTAGATTTAATTAAATGGGTAAGATTTAAATGCGCCGCCGTTGTATAGTGCTTTTGCGTTTCCAGAAGTTATAGCTATACCCTTCCAAAAATGAAGGTTTTTAATAACAACTGCAGTATTATAATCTACAGAATTAACTGGGGTATTTGAACTTCCGTTTGGGTTTGCTCCAATTCCAAATCCTTGAAAACTTGGATTGGTGTAATAACTCCCTGGAGGAGTTGCGTATCTGCCAGAAGATTGTAGAACTCCATCGAAATATAAAAATAATCCGCTATTGTATGCATCATTTGTAACTACAACTTGATGATAATGTGGATCTAATACTTCACCAGTTGTTTGTAGCTTAGTCCAGCTGTAGGATGGTCTTTGATGCCTAGAGAAAGCGAATGTTAAATAATTCCCAGTCGCTGTGCTACTTTGATTTGCGTATTCAAAATGAAAACCTAATTTACCAAAGGCACTTCCTAATATAAATTGATTTGCTGGTGCAAGATTTATTAATCTTTTTGTTTCAAAACTAATTGAAAAACTTTGATTCAAAGTACTTGGTTCTATAAGATTTGAACTATAATTCAAAAGTGAGTTTCCAAATGATCCTACTTGAAATGTACGAATGTTAGAGAGCTCTACTCCACCAGAAGAATAACTAGCCGTACCATATTGAGTAAAATTATAATCTCCTAATTTAGAATTTGAATCTTGGGTCATTGGCCACCAATGAGATGGGGTTGGGAGCACCACTGTCTCGCCGTTGCCTAATTCTGTTACAAATCCCCCTGGCCTTATAGTATCCCATGCAGCTAGCGCGCTTCTAGCCCATGTGTTCGTTTCCAAACAATAATAAACATAATTCTTATCAAAAGCGATATTCCCTTTTTTTCCTGCAGATAATGGCGATGGAGGTGGAGTAACTAGTAAAAGATCACGATTTAAACTATTATCTAGTGTTAACCTATATCCAGAAATAACAAATTCATTTGTATCGTTATTAATGTATAGCTGTTTATTTGGATCATTAAAATAAATTGTATTTAGTTCTGCCATATTATGATATTCCTGCTGTAGAGTTTACACTTACCCAGCCAGTATAACCGTTTGTTTTTACTCCAAGTAAAGTAAGGCCTACTGGTGAAGAAAGATTTAAAGTTGAGTTTGCGTTATCAAACTTTTGCCCTTGATATCCAGTAAGAAAAACTGCATACGTTGAACTAATGTTTTTAACAAAAAAAGATTGTTTATCTATTATGTTTGGCAAATAACCTGTGTATGAACCGCTATTATCAGATAAAAATAAATTATATGCATTTACTACATTGAAATTCTGATTTTTATACAAATCATAATCTATGTATAAATTATCATTAACAAATGCATCGCCCGTAATTCTTACGTATCTGGAATCTAACTGACCCGACTGGGTTAATTGTGCTGTAAATACTTGCAATCCATTAAATGTACGCATACAACTTTATTACACGGAAAATTAAACTTTGCTATAATATAATAAAGAGGCTAAATAATTTGTTATTTGATGCTCTGAGGCTAACTCTTGTATAGCATTTACTTGTTCGAGGTTTTTATCGAAAGGTTTGTCAATATAGTCTTTAATTTTAGAGTTCCAGTTTTCTGGGATTTCATTAGCTATGATGATTTCAGTTAAGCTTTCGGAGTCTTCTTTTTGTTGATTAGTTAGCTTTTTAACGTTAAATTTTTTTCTAAGAGCAGACTTAACTTCTTCTTCAAGAGTTTGACTAGCTAATATATTTTCTTTAATTTTTGATAATGAAAAATTCGCTTTAACTTTCGCACCTTTTTGCCCAATTGGAGATACGTTTTTTGTGCTTTGCGGAGTTCCAGCTGGTCTTCCAGACTGTGGCGCTGATCCGCCTATAATTGGTTGATAAAGACCTTGATCTCTTAAATCTTTAAATTTTTGTTGAGATTCTAAAGACTCTTCTTCGGTTGGTAGTCTGCCTTTTTCAATTGCTTGAATACCTTCTTCTGGGGTAAGCACCCCAAGCTCCATAAGTCTATTATAAATTCTAGAGAATTGAGTATCATCCTTAAGATTCATATCTTGAAATTTAGGTACTGGAAAGTTTTTAAAACCAAGATCCTTACTAATCCTTCTGATTTCTGGAATTAAAAATTCATTAATAAACACTTCTCTGCCTTGGTTTAATCTTTCTACAAAAACTTTAACTTTGATGCTTTGATTAGCGAATTTTTCACTTCCAATCAAAACATTATTTAAACCAATTTGAATATCTTTATCTACGACTTCATATTTTTGTGGCCCAATAAGATTTCCTATATCTGGAATTACAAACTCGGCCTTAGTTGTATAGTCGGCTATAAGAACTCTACCAATACTTTGATTTTCAAATAAAGATTGCATGGCTTGTAAATTTTTTGGATTTACTCCACCTTTGTCTGGCTCTGCGCCCATTGTTACCAATAAAATTGCTTGTTGCATTGTTCTTGTAACTGCCATATCCATTTTCTTCATTTCAAGTTTCCAATTAATATCATCAAGGACTGGGAATCCCATTGGAACAGAAAGAGGTTCGTAATCTTGCTTTTTGTAGAAAACTGCGGCTAATTTTGTTTTATCCAATGGAACAAGTATATAAGAACTATTTTTATTTTTAATTTTTTCCTTAACTTCTGCTGGTAAAGAATTATATACTTCTATATCTTCATCTGTTTTTGGGCTTCTTAATCTTTCTAATTCGTAATCACTTAATAATTTATAATAAACATTAAAAGCATAATTAACTGTTCCGCCAACATAAATATCTGCAGGATTGATGATGGTATATCTTGCTGGTAATTTAATAGAGCCATCTTCTGCTATAGTTTTTAATTTAGATCCAAAAGTTTGAGTGACTTTTAAAAATTGCTCGGGGCTCAATACTGTATCAAATCTATAAACAAACACGTTTCCACTTCTATAGTATTCTCTAAAAAATTGATCAAGAAAGCTAGCTAAATTAATTTTTTTAAAATATGCCTCAAAAAATTCTCTTGATTTTTGACTTCCGCCAGTAAGATAAATTGGGCTACTTGAAAATTCGGTCATTAAGTCTATGGTATTTCTGAAAATTGCTACATTATAATATGCCTTTTGACATAGCGTTATAGCGTCTCTTATATCTAGAGTTGAGAGATTTTTAACGTAATTAGAATATCTAAAAGGGATTAAGCCTTTATCAATATTTGCAAATCGATCAGTTCTTTCTATTGTTGACGAAGCATTTCTTCTAAAAGAAGAAGTAGAAGCTCTAATTTCTGATATTTTTGCTCTTTTACTATCACTATTAGATTCACTTCCGTATACCATTAACGGAATATTTTCTTGAATTGAAGCTTTTGTTTCTTGTATTTTTTTATTCTTTTTACTCATAAAATCGTATATATTACACTTAATTGATCATTATAGGTGAAAAAGTGCTTGATATTTGGTCAATTGGAGCGGTCATTATATCATAATAGGACTTTAAGCCCCAATTTGCTAATAAAAGTGCAGAATAATTATCTTTTCTCGCTTTATTTGAAGATGAACTTCTTTTTAAATGTTGAGGTAAATCAAAAGATTGAGTCCCTCTGGCTGTAGAAGAGTGCTCTACAAGAGTACATTGTTTTTTAGTTTGATATATAAAATCATCTTGATTTTCAATAAAATCTAAAGTTGACCAATCCTTTTTCTCTTCAGTTTTCATTAGTTCGATAGGTATATTTTGACTAAATTGAGATTCAAAGAAATTATCGTTTGCACAGGTTTTGCTAGCAAACCATATCTTTTTATAATCAATCGAAGCTTGTAAGTATTCGTTTGCTTTTCGAATAAAATTACTTGTAAAAACTTGATTGAAAGCTATTCTTTTATTTTCTAAATTATATAAATTTCTGGCTCTTCTAACTTCTTGGTCATAGTCTAATCCTTCTAAATCAGAATTGAATTCGAAACTATTAATTAGTAAATTGTTCTTTTTAAACATTTCTGATTGATTACAGGCGGATAAGAATACATCTGCGCCAGCATTATCTAAAATCATAAATACAATATTAAAATTAGTCATGATGTAATATAAATAATTAACGTGATTTTTTAAATTTCCTAATCCAGCATAAGTATGCACTAATGCGCCAGTTTTATTTTCTTCATCAATTTCCATTACTGCCATAGCAAAATAATCCGCATTTGGACTATCGCTCATATTAGGATCAATGCCGAGAATATATTTTTTTCCAGGAATCCCTTTCATTAAAGTATGAGGAGTTTCTCCATTTTTAATTGTACAATCTTCCATTTTTTTTGCACTAAAATAACTATCGCTACCATCAATAAATCTTGCACAATATTCTCTTAGAAAACTACTATGACTTGATCCTCCGTTTTGAGCTTCTTCAATAATAGTCTTATCTATCATTTCTAATGGAAGAGCTTCATAACTTAATTGGGAAATAAAATAAGATGCCTCTGTCTCCTCTTTACAATTGATTTTTTCTATCCATTCATTATATGTTTTATAAAGATTTTCGAAAGTATAGCTTGCAGAAGAAAGAGCTATCATTTTACTATTGTTTTCAAATACAATTCTATCTTCTTCTTTCATTAATCCATCTTTTATTAAAGCGTCTTCTGTTTCTCGAATCTCCATTCTCTCTTTCATGTTTTGTGGCGCAACTAAAAATGGCATCAAAACAGTTTTAATAATATCTTCCGAAAGGAGTAAAAACTCATCTAATACAAGTACATTTGCTCTGAATCCTCGAATTTTTTCTCCATTCAAAGGTATAGCGACTATACTTCCACCATTTATAGCCCATTCGTATTGATCATTCCTTTTGCTTTTGGAGCCAAAAGCCTGTTGAAGAAGTTCTGCACCTTTGCTATTTACAATTTTTTCTAAATTATTAAATATAAATCTAGCAGTTCTAAAAGTTGGTCCTGCAATTAAAATTTTTGTATTAGGTTCAAAAACACATTGAAGAAAACAAAAAACTGCTGCTACAAAACTTTTTCCACAACCTCTACCCCAAACGCACATATTAAAATTTCTAGTCATTAGAGCTTTTAGATGGATTTCTTGATATGCTGCTAATTTTATACCGCTAATAAGTTCTGTTGTAAAGCCTAAGTTCGCTCTCAAGAATTTTGCTAAACTAATTTTTGCTTCTTTATCATTTAAGATACCTTTTAATTCCATTAATTCTTTATTAACGTCATGTTGCTCTTTTTTATATTTATCTGGAGAATATATCATAAAAGTTTTAGATCATAAGCGAGCTGAAGATCTATTTCCCTATAAAAGCAATTTGATGTGAAAATTGATTCAATTACCCTAGTCATTTCTACTCTTCCATCTGCAAAAAGAAATTGTAAATTATCATAATTTTGCAACAACTCTCTAACGTTATGGAATATATATTCTGGCGTAGCTTTAATTTTTTTGCTAATGTGCGGAAGATATTGAAAGCTAAGGGCATTAGATAGCTTTTCCTCTACCACTACCACTAAATAAGCTCCGCTTTTCTTCGCTCGTTCTATTTCGTTTTTAAATCTATCAAAATTTTTAACACTTAAGGTACTAATAAAATCGCTTAGGCTTTTTCTTTCTATAAAACATTTACAATTATTGTTACTACAAGAATAATCTCCAAATGGCAATGTCTTAATTTCAAATTTTGCATCAAACTTTAACCAGCTTTGCTCTCTTGTATCAACATAAATGATTGATTTTTTATTTAATTTATTTTTAAATTGATCAACTATATTATTAGTATGAATAAATTTATTTTTTAGCCCTAGATCGGCGCAAACATCATAATAATCATTGAATATCTTGTTATAAAATATAATTGATGGACACATTATAGTTCTTAGCTCTACCTGAGAAGGACTATATAATAAATTTTTATCTTGTTTTCTTTTGAGGATTAATGATTTACAATATTCTTGGGCTTTTTCAATTGGTTGTTGTTTAAGCCATTTTTTCATATTATTTTTATCATTAAAATCGCTACTTAAATACTGCTCTTTGGTTTTAAAATTAATAAGTTCATTTGTTAAAAGGTCTCGTCTTTCAAAATACGTTTGATAGTATTTAGCTTTATTAAGCTTGTACCCTTTTAAAGACATATGTAAAGATTTTTCGTTTGGGAATTCTTTTCCATCTACTTTGCAAATAACTGACATAATTTTATCCGTTTAGAATATCTTCTTCAGATATTCCTAAAATTTTACATTTTAATTCGTCCATAGAATCAAGTCTATTTATCTCTGTTTTGACAATAGCTCTTCTTAGCTCTGCCATCTTTAATAATTTCTTTCTAGACTCTTCTTGCTTCCACATTTCTACAAGATTCAATATACTAGCGTTATCTTTTATCTGTTTGCTCAATCTGTCACTTCTTTTAACTTTTAAATCATTTAATAGTTTTTGTTGACGATTTACGCAATCATTATATTCTTTTCGTGCTGTGCTACTAGCTTCTACAATAGCCATTGGAATTCTTCCGTCTTCTTGGGTTGCCAAATCTATTTGATTTTGTAAAGCTGTAATAGTCTGTTGAATTGTGGACGATATAACTACTTCTGTAGCGAGAACAATATACTGATCAACCTCTTCTTGAGTTAGATCACTTTTATCATAGGTATATCTTAGAAAACTACTTTCAAAAAGATCTCTATCATTTTCATCGCTATAAAGATTGATTTGATGCGTGAATCTATAAGTATTCATATAGCCAATTAAAGCATTGACTTCTTTCTTTTGCTTTGGGGTAATTTTTTCTTTGTTAATTCCGTCTAATATATATTTATTAATTTTAACAATCGTTCTTTCTTCGCTCCTTGGAGCTTTATAAGCTTCTGTACTTATGCTGTCGTTACTATCGTTAAGATATCTAATATTGCTTGGGATACTTTTCATGTAATCCAGAATAGTTCTAGTTTCTTGACTTAAATTTGTAAGTGATTCATTTTTAAATAATATTTTAGCTATCTCAATTCCAGTCATAGTCGCACAATTGTTGCTAATGTATTCTTTTTGATCTTGTGTTAGCTCTATTAATCCCTTAGCTTGATACTCATGGCTTTTCCTTGGTTTGATTTTTCTAGAAGCAAGAAAATTTTTAACAGCTTTCCCCTCTTTGCTCCTTCCATCTAAGTCATCCCTATCAAAAGCTAATTTAACTAATTCATTTAACGAAGGTGGATTATCTGGTCTATTGTTCCATTCCTGCAGCATCTTTAACTGCTGCTCTTCTGTTAAGATAGCAATATCTTCACTCATATTAGTCTATGTCTATTTCGCCGTTATATAAATATTTCTTAACTTTGGTTATAATTAACTTTTTTAAGTTTTTAACTTGCTTATATCCAATTTTTCTATTTTTTTCTGTGGTTTTATACCCCATAATTTTTGCTGTATCTTCTTCAGACTTATGTTCTATAAAATGTAAAGAATAAAATTTCCATTCTAAGGGTTTCAAAATTTGTTGCATTTTTTTATGTATATTTTCAGCAGTCTTTTCGATGTTAATTGAGTTATGTGGTATATTATGGACTTCTTGGCTATGATTTTCTAATGCTACTGGTAATTTAATATTGCATGCTGATTTTTTACTCTTTTCCCATTTTGCATACAAAGGACACTGACTGCATTGTGTTCCATAAATGTTACAACCGTCTTCTTGATCTGCAGCAGCGCATTTTAAACAGGGTCTTGAATAATTTCCATAAGTATTTCTAATAAGATTTTTGATTTGATTGCTTGCTATTCTATTAATCCATGGGGCTAAGGGCTGTTTTTGATCATACATGTCCCATTTTTTATAAATATGTATTCTTAATATTTGAGCTACGTCATTAAAATCCATCCACGCCAAAGCAGTAAGGCACCACTTGTTTTTTCTTTTATCAATTTCTTTATTTATCTCTACTATCTTGCTTTCAAATGAAGCTTTTTCGAGATTCATTTTCCTTTTCTACTTCTTTTAATTGATCCCGCTTCTTTTGCAAAATCTTCTAATATTTTCTTTTTTGAAAGTTTTTTGCTTGGTGCTCTATTATTAAATTTAATATCTTCTTCATTATGGTCGCTAGTACCAAGTAAAGATCCCAATTTTACAGATTTATTCTTAGGAATATCTAGTTCTATTTGTAGGTTAGATATATCAGGTACATAATTTAAATCTTCACCTTCAGAAGTATCATCGTGGTCATAATCCGCTTCTATGTTTAGATTTTTGACCTTGCTTTCTATTTTTTTAACTTCTACTTTACTAGAAACAGATATATTATTATATGATTTACCACAATTTGAGCAAAATAATGGTGGTTTTATAGAATATTCTGTTGGTCCACCGCAAGAGATACAATATTTCTTCATTTAATATAATTATATCTTGAATATTAATTTAAATCTAATTTAAATTGATGCGCTATCTACTTCTGCTCTAATTTGTTAAGCTTTGACTTCTTCTTTTTTTGGCTCTTCTAATTTGACTTCATTGACAACTTCTGCTGGTGCAGTTACTGCAGTATGAGCTGGTTCTTCTACTTTGATTTCAGCCACTGGAGCTGGCGCTTCAATTTTTTTCTCAACTACTGGTTCTAATTTAGCTTGTTTACTGGCTTCTTCTTGAGCTTTTTTCTCTTTAATTTCTTTAATTTTATCTGAGAAGTCAACTTCAATACTATTTCTGTCTGATGCTTTACTCTTCTTTTTAGGGTTGCTATATGTATTTAAGCAAATTGCCACTTTTTGTTTTTGAGGATACTTCTCATCTTTCATGAAACTCATGCAGCGGCCCATATAGTCATTTTGTTTTTCGTTATCTTTTTTCTCAGGTATAGGCACATATAGCATTACACATGATTTAATACAGGTGTAAAAAGAGGTATGACCATTTCTACTAGTTTAATTTGTTTTGCTGTGTTAGTTTATATATATTATTTAGTAGAGAGAGTAAAGTAATATTAATAGATTTGATAT